ACATCTAATTCATAATTAGCAAAAGAAGCATAAGCGTGTCTTGCTTTTATATCATATCGGCTAGGATCATTTACTATAAATTCTGGGAAATTCATATCAAATGTATGTGTTGCATTTGAAACGTCAATAACCCTATAACTTGATCCCCATTGATATCCAGTAGAAAGATCTTTAACTATTAAATTCACTAATTGATTATCTAAGAATGTGTAGTTACTAACATCTAATGAAAATGTAACAGCGGCTAAGTTATTAGAAGGATCACTTGTAGATCGTTCGGTAACATTATGAATGTAAATGTTATGAGAACCGTCTAATATAAAATCTGATGGAATACTATCTAAGGTATATGTTGTTGGACCTCCACTTGTAATAAAAGTAGTGGCTTCATCTACTGCCATATAAGATCCTTTATAAGTTTTGATAAGAACTACATCATCATTTGTTGAAAATTCTTCGTATAGTTTAACAATATCTACATTAGATCCAGAAATATTAGATATTTGTTCAGAAGCAAGATAAAATTTATCAATTGTTCCTGGTTGTGGAACATCCTGGAAATATGTAATAGAAGGAATACTGATGTAGTTATTTCCACTTGCGTCTTCTTCTAATGATAATCCTAAATATGGAACTTCTCTTTCATATATTGGAAGATTATTTTCAAATAATAAAGTACTAACATCTAATTCAGTAATAGATACATCTGAATAATGTGATGTGATAGTATAAATTGTAGGTGATTTAACGTATACATCGTGAGGTTCTCTTATATGATTTGAATATAAGATATTATAACCATCCCATGCAAATACTTCAATATTATAATCACCTGAATAATTTACATTCATCGTATAAATACTATTATCTAATGCCAGTAAAGAATCACCACCAGTTAAACCGGATGGATCAGCCCAATAATATTCGCTTGGGTCAATAACATACAATGGCATTCGAGGTGAAATATATTCTATGTTCAATTCTATATTTTGTTCTAATGAACTAGTATCGTAATGGAAATTAATATATGATCGAACATCATCTACTGGTTCTGCAGTAGATGGATCTAAATTATCCATGAAAATCTTACCATCTAAAATATCAAGGTGATATAATTTATCAGTATCAAATGTGTGGACAATATTACTAGCATCGATAGTTCTAAAATTCTTAAAACTTAATAATGGAACTCTATAAGTTTCATCAAATGCGTATTGTAATAAAGATCCGGAGCCTACACTATTATCTGATAACCAAACATAGTCATCGTATCTATAAATTTCTCCGGTGGAGGATTCTAATATATAACCACCAGCAAGAGATGGGTCAGTTTCGGGATAAATATGATAAGCTGCAGATCCTGGCCAATCATTGCTACTTGCGTCTCTAATATAACCTTCTTCTAAAATTATTCCTAAATTAATAGATGTATCATAAAATACTGTAGATGTGTCAAATAAATTATAAAATTTGATTTGATTCTCATAAATCCATAGAGGATTTGTAACATGGGTAGATGTCAATACTCCAGAATCTGTTTTAGAAACAGTTGCCTTCCATTGAATATCATTAATTTCTACAAATGGGTGTGATAAAGGAGCTCCAACTTCTAAATAATGATCCGGATCTGCTAAATATGATGGATCAGATGGAGATAAAGATTCTCCAGTAATAGGATCCCAGACATAGTTAATATAATCAGATATTTTAGTTTTTTGAGTACCGATAGTAGTTAATGCATATTCTTTTAATGTCATATTAATAGATGCTTCACCAGTAGTTAACTCAGAAAAATCAGGAGTAGTTTCCGGAGTTAGAGTTTGATAACCAGAATAGTCATATTCCATATTATCGGTTGACCATATAAGATTAATATATCTTTCGAAATATACACCTTCACCTGTAATATCTATAATTCTAGCATTAACCCCAATGATATTTTTCTCTAACCAATTTTTAAGAGCAACTAGTTTAATAAATAACTCCTCTATATTATATTCATAGCAATTTTCTGTTTCGGGGGTTCCCCATGCATCTATAGTGCCTGTTTCCTTTGTGATGCAATAATTAAGAGATAATTGATTTAATTTTTTAAGAGCTCTTCGTTCATCTGGAGAAAACATAAGAATAGTTTTAGTTCTATCTCTTGCTTCATAAGGAACTATAAGAGAAAGTTTTTTATTCTCTTTTACATTTTTGAACCATTCTCTGACATAAATATCATCATACCCTAACCATTTAAGAGCATTTATAAGTGCTTTGTATGTTCCGATATACGGGGTGATTTCCGCATGTTCCAGGATCATATATTTTGATTTGGGATTGATAATTTCATAATCAGGCAAAGCTTCATTAATATCAGCTTCTTTAAACATATGAGGGAAATCTTTTGGATCGGGCAACCCAAAGTTTCCTAATAGAGTTCTGAATCTTTCATCTTCACCAATAGCTTCAGCATTAACTACAATTTCACCCATAGTATAATAAATACCATCAATGACATTATAGATTCTAATACTTCTTTCAAAAACTCCTTCAGTATCTGATCTAAATCCTACATTTATAGTAAGAGGTGTAGATACTGAATATGTACTTACATCAAATACTAATTCATCAGTCCATGTTATATCTTCTAAATCTGCATCTACTGTGAAAAATTTGATTTCATCCTCATCTCCCAACATTCTAAATACTAATGATGAAGTAGAAGGATCAAATGGTCTACCGACTACATCATTTCCAAAGTCTTCTAAAATATATAAGTGTTCTGTTTCAACAAGACCTTGAGAAACAGGCTTTAGAAATAAAGCTGAGGAATAAACTGTGGAAGGGTATAAGAAATTACCCGAAACATCAATATCTTCTAATGATCCGATTCCTTGTGTATTTACTGGATCTGGATTAAATATAGAAACATCTGTGTATACAATAGAAACATCCGATGATATATCAACTCCTTTTTCTCCAAACACATAATCATAATTTATAGATGTTGGGTCATAATAATAGAATCCACTATTAGTTATTTCAGCATCGGTAACTATCCCAGATGGATCTGTTATTAAATATCCCGCAGCAGATGCTGAACTAACATCGCCTACAAAATTTAATCTTAAATAGTCATCGGCATACCAATTTAATGGGCTGCCGTGTTTATCGAATAATTTCCAATTGTTTAATTGCATATTAGTTAATCATTGTTGTGTTTTTAGAATGTGCGATAGAAAACCATTTTTTAATCATTTTCGAAGATTCCAGAACATAAGTAATAAGACCTTCTAATTTCCCATACATATTTATTTGCTGAGGGTTTGCCCATAATTCTGGTGATGTACCATTTTTAAGCATATTTCCAAGATAATCATAGCCAAGATTCTTAAAATTATCGTTTAAGTGTTTAGCTTGATTCATATAAGAAGCTCGTACTTTAAAGGACTGATTTCTTTGTTGATCGTCTACATTTAATTCATACTTGTTCATACGTTAGTTCCTACATTATTTAAGATTGCTTGGTTATTTTCCTCATTTAAATCTTTAGAAGTATAACCCCTAACCTGAATATTTATTGTTGATAATTTACTTTTATCTGTTCCATCTTCATAATAAACTCCATTAGAACTTTCCCAACCACCTCTTATCATAGCATATACATCTTTAACTGGTACGCTATTATTCCAAGCATCTTTAACAGTTCTTTCTAATATGATATCTCCGTAATCATCTATTCCATAATGAGTTCTATAAATATTAAAATTATCTTTGTCGGCATCAAACCATACATTTACTGAGTCTACTCCATCGACGCCTTCAATAACTCTTACAATATCAGAAACTGGAATTCTATCTCTTCTTGTGTTTTTCAAAAAATAATCAGATGTTGCAGAAATTATAGATTCTCTAACGTTATCATATTCATATCCTTCCCATAAAATAAGGGACATATTAAGAACAAATCTTGGATATTGAATATCTAAGATTGCATTATCTACAGTAACAACTCTTTGGCCACTTTCTTCAATTAAATCAAGAATGGCAGTTTCTTCGTCACTTGATAATTGAAAAGATTCAATCGGAGCATCAAAATAATTTATTCCTGGTGCAATTCTTTTATTGACATCAGGAATTAAGAACAAATAAATTACGTTATCATCTTTCTTTTGTTCTTCTAATATTTGTTGGTTTATGAATAATTGTTGATTAGCTACATCTAATTCTTCCTTTTTAGATATAGCTTGTGTAGATCCAACTCCATATGTTGCAGTAAGATTTAAATATTGTTGTTGAAGTTGTTCGTATGCGCCCTTAGATTGATTATATTTATCTAGTGCAAATTGATCTTCGAATGTTGCAAAACCTGGTATTGCATCAATAATCGTAAACATATTTAGCTTACGTAAAAAATAAATGTAGTTATTTACATTTGCTAGAACAAAGCTTCTTGACATATGAGGGGCTAACAACCTTGTTAGATACAAAGGCTCTTCTAATGTTCCAAATAATATTGTGTTCTTAACTGAAATATTTAAAATTTTATTTAAGTCAATTTGCTCTCCATTAAGAGCATATCCAGTAGATGTAAATTTCCATTGATCCTGGGCGTTTGCTTGTTGGGTAGTTATATTTCCAGGTTCTCCATCAGTTATAAGATATTCAACTAAAATAGTAGAACCTAATGCAGGTACCTTTCCGTTATATCCATTCCCAAAGAATACATCGAGTCCACCAGTCTGCCCTGTTTTTACTAAACATCCTTCTAAATCAAATGTCATATCTAAAATAGATTCTTGCATGGGCCATAATTTTCCATTAACATAAACGTTTACAAAATAATTATCAATAGAAGCCCCCTTTTTAGTTGCAAAATTAAATGATTGTAATGGATCTCCTGTACCAGTTGCTTGTTGGTACTCAATAGTTCCTTGCATTATATTACAATTCAAAATATTCTTAATGCTAGTTAAGTTAAGTCTTGCCTCCTCACCAGGAAGAACAATAGTATAAGTTAATCCATTTGATTGGTTAGTAAGAGTTGTATAATTTGGAACAACTACTACACTTGAATAAGTATCTAATTTTTGACCATTCCAATTAAAAGTTAAAGTCCCTCTGGCAGCCATAGCCCTAGAAGGATTATGGCCAGTTAAACTAGCTAAACCTTTAACACTATTAGGTCGAGATGCAGTTTTAATGTTTAATTCTGTAATTGAATCTTCGATATAAAACAAAATCATTCTACCATAATTCAACATAACTTGTAACAGCTGCCCCATAGGAGATGCCATAGTAAAGTATTGTCCTACATTACCATAAGTTGTTGATAGGAAATTTATTGAATCCTGATATAGCTCGGATAAGCGAATTCGTTGTGTTTTAAATATGTTCGGTGTTCTAGCCATATTAAATTAGTTTATTTTTACATTTTTCTCCATGAAATCTTGTATATATATTAACTGCTATATCCTTTTTACAATATTTACAAACTATTCTTTTTTGTTTTATGCCAATATGTGCTTTACTCATATTATCTTTAGATTTTTCTGAATGTTTTATCCCTTTATTTTTTTTACCATTTTTTTGTAATTGTTTAATATGCTCTTTTGATAATTTTTTTCCAATTTGTCCAATACTCATATTTTTTTTAACTTCTTCAGATCTTTTTTTACCTAAATTAGATTGTCTTATCTTTTCTTTTGTTTCTTTAGATCTAATCTTTCCCCAATTAGGATTTTTTTCTCCTAAATTTGCAATTCTTATTTTTTCCTTAGTTGAATCTTTTACTTTATACGAATCGTTTTTTATTCGTGTTTCTCTTATTTTTTTTCCAATTTTAGGATCTCGTTTTTTTCCTTTTAATGAATTACCTATATTTTTTTTATGATCTGTAGAAAGAGTTTTCCCTTTTTGTTTATCACTTATTTTCTTTCTTAATTCATTTGTCCAAATAATATGACCTCCATTTTCTAAAATATTATAGCCATTTGGTGTAAGAGTATTATATTCTTTAATATATTTAGTTTCTAATATTAAATTATCTTCCACCTTACATTCTTCTAATATTTCTCTTTTAAATTTCTCTTTACCATATTTTTTAACAGAATATAACAATAATTTTCCACTTCCTAAATAATTATCATCTTGAGTTCCTTTATGTGAACCTATATATTGTTTACCATTTTTTAAATTAGTTGTAATGTAAATATAATTCATTTTTATTTTATATATCTCACTTGATAAGTATTCCAAAAGTTCTTTGATCATCAATGAATATGTCAATGACACAATAATCATATCCCTCAGCTCTTCCAAATGATACACTTGGTCTAATTCTATATTCTGCAGATTCTGAAACATATTCATCAATTTGTCTCTTGATGTCCTCTTCTAATTGTAATTTGTTTATTCTTGATTCAAATACTAAATCCTCTATTCCAGCTCCAAAATTAAGATCACCCATTACTTGTCCTTGGCGGGTGCCAAAAATAACTTTAATCTTGGAAATAATACTTTCTATAGGATCTGAGTGATCTAACACGTTCACTTTGAAGTTAGGATCTTCAGGATTTCGTATATAAATCTCTTGTATCATTTAGTTTTATTTTATATATCTAAGAAAATAGAAAAGGAGACGCTGAGTCCCCTTTAATTTTTATGATTTTATTTGGTGTTAAGTCTTAATTAATACTTTACTATAGAATATCTCAAAAGGAACAGTAAAAGAAAAATACATAATAAGTACATCTAACCACCATGATATTGCTGGATCATAAAATGAGATCGCAAAAGCTATACACATTAACATTAACATTTTAGCCAGATGCCACATATCAGTAACCCATACTAAAACAGTAGACATTATTAAATCACCAAATTTAGTTTTTGGTTTCCATTTATTATGCCACGAAAGAGATGGGTTAATCCATTGTTGATTTTTCCAAAATCTAAAGATAGAAGTTTTAAAACGAGTTTTTAGAACATCCATAGTTGCATTTAAAATTCCTGCAATTATCATTAATATGACACTTATCCACCACATTACTTTTTCTTTTCTTTTATCTTTCTAATAAGAGCTCTAACTGGATTAATAATGAATGCAAATACTATTGCAGCGACAGCGAATATTCCTACTGGAATCCATGGGACAAATGTAGCAATATAAGACCAATCGCTCCCAGTAAATTTATGAATAAATGCAAAAGCTATAGATATTAATGCTAGTATTGCAGTCCACAACCAAGGGTTTTTTAAATTTAAAAATTTCATGATGTTTGTTATTTTAGTCTAGGATAAAAACTCTCAGCCTGCATTGCCTGTCTAATTTTTAACCTGTCTATTCCTTGAGGAGCTTTTGATTTCCAAACCTTTCTTTTCTTTTTTCTTGGATCCATAGGAGAAAATGCGTGTTGTTGTCCCATATCTTCTTCAGATCTTGTATGACCTCCTTTGTAATCCTTTATAGGGATCATATCTATTTGGCCAACTCTTGGGTACCAACTTCCCCAACTTCCGGAATCCTTGCCTAATGCCATTTTGAATTCTCCGGCAGGAATTTCTATTTTCCATTCCGGATCATTTAAAATATTTATTTTTAGTTTCTTTTCTAAATCTTTAATAACTTTTTCCAGTTCCTCATAGTCTTTGGGAAATACCCAAAATGTTAAAAGTTTGTAATTAGTATAAATCCTTCCAGAATTTTTCCCTCTTTCTTTATCTTCTTTGGCATCTAATTCATTATTAGGATCGTGCATGGCTATTTGGAAAAGTTGAGGATGAGTGGAATTTCCTTTCCTTGTATATAGCTTCCCTCCATAATATCCAAATGTCACATTTCCTTGTTCATCAAATTTGATTGATTATGGAGTAGCGTTAGGGTTTTTATATTTTGCCCAAACCTTTGGATCTATTGTAGCGTTGGGATTTTCATTTAATCCAGGATAGAAACTTTCTGCTTGCATAGCTTGTCTATAAGGTAAGGGTTTTTTCTTACCATATTTATCAGAACCGGACCCTTTGCCCCATCCAGTAGATCTTTTATGATCTAATTTTTCTTTATAAGACATTAAATGTTTTTGTTTTTCTTCTGCTGGAGGCCCATGGGAACCCATATATTGTTCAATTGGTATGAATTCTTTAAAATCAGATTTCCTATCATAGTTGTTACCATATCGTCTATCTCCTGCATGAATTGGCTTACTGTTTTGTCCTAAATAAACTTCAACTTTCCATCCCTTATTCCATAAATCCTGATCAAGAGATTTTTCCATCAGATTAATAATTTTATCAAATTCATCTGAACTGGGATATGCCCAAAAAGTAATTACTTTTGGTTTGGGATATATTCTTCCTGGATATATTCTATCATGTCCATTAGTAGTTTCTGAGAAATCACAATGATATCCTTCTTTAGGATTGAATTTTACATCGATAATTTCGTCAGTTTTATCATTTATAACAACTTCAAACGCTAGGGCTCCTGATCCAAAAACGCCCCATTCCTTTCCGTCATATTCAAATTTATCAGGACTTTCTGTTATAAGGGATTCGAATGGTTTGTTTCTTCTTTCTTCTGCTTTTGCTTCAGCATCCGGATGTTTAGAGCCAAATCCTGTAGGAACATTCCTTTTTTTCTTAGTTGGATCCATAGGAGATTTACCATGTTCTCCAGCCATATCTTCTGGTGCTAATTGTTTAACACTAGTAAGATTATCATAATTTTTAAGTTTTATATACTTTGTAGAAAATCTAATATGAGGATCATTTCCCCAAGTGTCCCACTGTCCTTCTTTGGTTTTCCAAACAGCTTTTTCAGATTTATCATAATTTTTAGTATCATTAACAATTTTATCATCCTTTTCAATAACTTCTACAAGAAAATCATCCAACGCGTTTCTAATAGGTTTGTTGAAAATTTTCTTATTATTCTCATCTTTTATAAAATCACTCTCAGATGATCGTTTATTCTCCATGTATTCGGCCATTTTATCTAAAAATTTTGCCATTTCACCGGGTTTTGGGTATTCCCAAAATGAGATAAGACCTTTGCCTAGCCATATTCGTCCTGCAAATTTATAATCATGTCTTCCACTTATTAAATGGGTTTCACCAGGGGTTGACATCCAAAAGCTTCCATTATCTAATTTTTTACCCATATGGACATCTTTATTAATTATTCCAAAAGCTCTAGCGTCATCATCATTATAAGCTGCGACTTTTTCATCCCTGGTTGCACAATGCCAACTATCATGATATTCTCCCCATGCGCCAACTGTTATTCGTGGATTAGCGCACATTGTATCTGGACTTTCAGTTAAAGATGTTCTAACTACTGATTCAAATGGTTGATTTCTCTTCCATGTATTTTTATCATCTATTTTCTGACCAACTTTATCTGTTACCTTTTGATTAGGAGTTTTCTTAGTTGGATCCATCGGAGATTTTGTATGTTCCGGTCTGTTTAAATGAGATAATTTTAATTTCGGATTAGCTGGATATTCTTTTAATGTGACTATTAAGTCTTCATCATCAGCAGATAAATCAGGATTGGGAATATCAAATAGAAAATCATCAAAATCTTCCATTTCTAATTCATATACAAATATTTCATCATGCATTATAAGTTCCTGAAGAATTTCCATAAGATATCCCTTTGTTGGAGCTTCCCAAAAGGCAATTACTCCGGCCAGTGGCCATATCCTTCCCTCATAATTATTAAATGCAAAAGCTGATTTTTCTCCAACTTCTTCATGAGATGTACTTGGTGGTCCCACTTCAACTTTTCCATTTGATCCAACGCCAAATGGATGAGCTAAATCTACTGACCAATCCAAAGGTTGGCCACCTTTAGCAAATGATTGATCCGGATCTTCAAATAATTTATTTCTTACAACTTTCACCTCTAAGTAGTTTATTTTTAGTTAGTTGAACATGTGGAACCAGTCCGGAGTATTGTCGCTTGCAATCTTTTCTTTTAACTCCTTTAATTCTTCTTGTCCTTCGGCTCTAATATCTGCATAATTAATTGTAACATTTCCAAGAAGAGTATAACTGAAAGTTCCTAAAATTCTTGCTAATGAAATTTTTCCTTTTGCAATCATCCATTTAATAACAAGTGGATCATCATAAAATTCTTCGTGTGGAATAGTATTCATTGTGGTAATAAATAAAGATTCAACTGGATCTCTACCAAGTATAGCTATTCTGTGAGTGTTTAAGTTAAATTTTGTTTGAATATCTCTAAGATTAAAGGCTCTTGATAAATCCCAAAATGACCACTGAATAGTACGATATGTAATCTGATCTGAAGATAATGGAGTCAAATAAAGGTCAGCAGCCATTAATCTATCAAATTGAAGGTCGGGGTCATGAATACCAAATACTCTTGAGCCACCAGTCAATTCATAAACAACTTGAATACCTACACAGCATTCAGGTAATTGAAAAGTTCTAGTCGCTTTCCATTCTGGAGTGCCATACCATTTTTTATCTAAGATATACCAACGAGTTTCCAAAGCATCTCTGTATTCTCTGAATAACCATCTAGATTCTAAATCGATTATACGTGTAATTTCCTTATCAGGAGGTGAAAAAGGAAGAGAACAAGAGGCAGTTAATTCACCTTTTACTTCATCTATAAGTTCTTGTTTAGTCATTTAACTTTTTATTTTAATTCATCTCTGTGAGAATTTACGAATTTATTCCATTCTTCTATGGAACATCCAAGTTCTTTTATAACTTTTTTAATTCTTCTATTATTTGCTAATGTAGCTGCTAATAAAAATAGAACTAACACTGATAATATACTCGCGTATGCGCATGTTATAGGACCTATGATTGCTCTTGGTAATTTAATTACTGTAGCTAAAAATCCACTAAGGAAAAGTACTAATAATATTCCTGTGATGGTTTTACTTGGTTTTAAATTTTCTTTCTCTGTTGATTTAGAGAAATATTTAAATGCAAATTTTATCCATTTAGTTGCAGGGTATTTACTATAGGCTGCTATACCTTCTTCTACTGTAAAATTATGTTGGGCGGTGTTTGGAATCTTTGTTGACATATTATTCTTTTTCTATAAATTTCCATTCTAATTTAGATACCATTGACATATAATCTTCTCCGGCTTCTTTCATATCTTCATCTTCATAAATCCATTTAATAATGACTTTACGATTTTTTATTATTGCTTTATCAGCTAATAGGTTAAATACTACTAGCAAAGATTTTGCAGAGGATGTTGCGAAATAATCCAGATCTATAGTAACAGCCATATCTCTAGGATCTTCCAGGTATTCTTCTAGTTTATCAATTAGTGGCTGCCAAAAATCTGCTCTAGCTTCCGTCGCAATTGATCTACCCCAAATTTTTAACCTACCTTCATCTTCAATGAATTCAAGACTTGGTAATTCATGGTTTCCTGTAAATATCATTTTATATGTATCTTTTTTTAATGTATTCGTTTCCAAATACGTGTTCATCTGATTTTTTGCCGGTTAGGTTTTTAATCCACTTATAATCTCTCATTTCTTCAACCTCTACACCAACTGCCGGAGCTCTGTTTTTCTCTTCCCTATCTATAAGTACTGAGCTTTCATCTATTCTTGCTGATTTTCCAATACCTGCAAATTTTATTATGCTATCATTTATATTACAATTTAATAATTCCCAGTTATTCTCAACAAAACAATTATTAATCGTATTCTCTTTTTCTATAGTCATTCTTTGTAAATAAGAATCCGAAATTGTAGTTCCTTTAACCACCTTTGAATTATATATTCTTGCATTATTTATTGTACATGATATCATGTTACATTGTTCTAAAACTCCTTGGACATTACATAATACTAAATCAAATCCTTTTAGATTAGTGCAGTTTATATCAGCTCTTCTTAATTGATAAACTCCATATTCTGTGTCTAAATTAAATTCTCCTTCTCTAAGGTTATTATTTATGACACTCTGGAATAAAGTATTTCTAATTTTTGGCCAATAAGCTTTCATCATTTGAGTATCTCTTCTCATATCAATTCCAACTTTTATCTCCGGAAATAATTCAGTAAATTTTTCTGGTTCATAATAAGCCTCTTGAATTTTGTAAAATTCATCGGTCATAGTTTGAAGTTCTAGTAATTCAGGTTTTGTGAACTCAACTTCGTTAAGACTTTGATAAGTCTTAATAACATAATATTGAAGAACTTCTAAAATTTCTTTACTCATTTCTGAATAATCATCTCCACCAATATAATTAAACTCTAAAACTCCTTGGGTTTGATCTTTAAAATTAACTCCATAAAAATTCTTTTTTGGAATTCCAATAACATAATTTACATTCTTGACTAAATCAGGAACATAAACAGCTTCTGTTACTGGGAGTAATGTTTTTATTGACATACAATAAGGTGAATCTTCTTGTAATGGAAATTTCTCATAAATAAATTCCTCATCTATTTTAAGAACAAGTTTTTGAACATTCATACTGGAGATACTCTGGAGTGTCTTTAAATGACTATGATCAAAAGACATATTAACCCTCATCAAAGTATCACTAGTGCAAACAGAGGTCTCTGAGATCCACCCTAGGACCTCTTTCATTAACGGAATTGCTGAATCATATCTTTGTCTACCCATATGAAAAGAATAACGAGGTCTATCCCCTTCATATTCTTTTACTAAAATAGCTCGGGCAAAACTTGGAGAATGAGAAGTCCCATTTGTAAGCATTACGCTTTTGGAAGTTAACTCACTTAATTCTTTAACAATAAAGTTTGTATCTTTTGAAGAATAAAACTCAAACACATAACCCATGTTCGTGTTATTAAAAACTTCTGGTAAATTATAATGTTTTGGTTTATTCATTTAGTTATAACATTTATTTTATATATTCAATAAAAAAGGAGCTTTTAAAAGCTCCTTTAAATTTTTTATATATCTTCTTTACCTACTAACCGAAAGACCACTTTATCATCTTTATATTCGTCAAACATAACCCTTAACTTATCCTTGACTACAAAGTTGTTTAAAAATATTCGGTGCTTCTTAAATTCTTTCAGAGGAATCAATCCAGTGATATCACCAACATTGGCAATTACACCAAATTTCATAACTGCTGCTATTTCAGATTCTAAAATTTTATCCTTAGAATCAAAAATAAATTGCTGCATTTTCTTCAATTTTTCTTGTGGATCTTCTTCAGTTAATATAACTCTATTATCTTTAGTAACCTCTCCTACATAAAATTCGATTGGATCACCTGGCTTAAAATGCCATGCTTTGAATAAAGCCTTGGTTTCTTCAGTCATTTTAGAAACGTGCAATAAACCAGTAAATATAAATTCTTCCCCTGATCCAAATTCAATAAAGATACCATATTTCGAAGCACCTGTTACAGTACCGGTATATTTGTCCATTAAATCAATTTCTCTAAGTTTTTGCGGAAGTATATGGGCGATATACTTTTTATGGGACACTATAAAGGACTTCATGTCCTTTAAATAGTCTTCTATCATTACAATAACTTCTTTTCCTACATAAGATTGGAAATCTTGTATCTTATTAGCAGCGGCTAGTGACCCTGGCATAAATGCGTCAATACCTTGAACTTCTACAAAGAATCCACCTTTATTAGCTGATATTACTTTACATTTATATGCCTGTGTTGGATTTTCTAATTCCTGCATGAATTCCTGCCTGATACTCATTAAATAACCCTGCCATAATGATATTTTAACTGGATTAGATTCAATGACATATGCCATGAGATTCTCTTCGATTAATTTATCTTTATATTCTTTGATATTTAATTGTGAGGTAAATTCCTCAACGTTATTATAACCAAACATTTGTACAAATCTCTTCTCCCTCTTAAGGTCAATAGATATAGTTAATCCGCCAGCTATTTCTAAATCAATTTCAGTATCTTTAATATTAAAGATGTCTAAGACTAATACACAATCTCCTTTGGATAAATCTTTTTTAACTATTTTGGAATCTTGGCCCGAATATAAGTCGAATAACTTTTGGGCGTAGGGCTCTCGAGAGAAGCATTTATTTTTGTGGTCTGATCCTAATATCTTTATATTGGGTGTTAATTTAGAAGCTCCTGTGTAACCGTCTTCATACATTTCCCAATTAAAATCTTTTACTTGCTCGAACATTATTTTAATTTTTAAAAGTGAATAATTTAGATTATATATCCTTCATGTAAATGTTAGTTTGTGTAGTTCCGGAAAAAAGTTTAATTCTCCAGTCATTAAACTAATCTATGTAGATATATAAAATAAAAATAAATTACTATGGACTGGACACCATTATCCTTAAATACGCTAGTACCACAAATTCCTAAAATCGTAAATGACAATTTCACTGCTTTCCAACTTTACTTGGATCTTTTTTATGATGAGGTAGGAGATATTCTTGTAAAACCACTACATACAACAGGAAGAGTCAAAGGTGCCACCGGTGAATTCGTTAATGTAGTTGTAGATAACTTAACTGTAAAAAATCAGTGGACAAATCGTTACGAAAATTCAACCACTGCAGATTACGATTATTATGTAATGTACACTACCCCTGCTTTTGTGCCCAGAGATCCATGTACTTATGGAATTGATACATCAGTGTGGAACGTTCCTTATGAACCTGCAGGATTTAAAGTTATTGATGTCAATAAACCTTATTATAAAATAACAAATGAGAATCCAATAAATTTATCAAATGATAATTTATCTCAAGTTGTGGGGATATTTTTTGGGGATGCTAGTGGTACTGATGATTTTGAAATTTTACTGGATCCATGTACTTTTTTAAATTATACTGTAGATGCTAGTTCTTCAGGAATCGCTTATATGGAATTTATATCTACTAGTTATGATCCTTCTTGGGGTTCTACATGGACACAATTTAAATATGGAGCAGATGATTCCTCATCTGGTGGATCAGGTACAGTTGGGCCAGGAACTATAGGAACTATTCCAGTTTTTGATACAATAAATAATATCGGTGATTCTTCAATTTATATGAGTGGAAGCACTCTTGTAACAAGAGATATTCAAATTCATAATGCAGTAAGAGATAGTTCTGGAGGAATTTTAATAGGATATGGATCACCTGTGCAAATTAATAATCCTGAATCAGGAAGAGATGTTTCTATTTATGGAGATACTAGAATAGATGGATCTTTATATGTAAATGGAGAAGAAGTTGGTTTAAGTAAATATGATCCTACATTATCAGATGCATTAGAAATGCCGGTGGATGTTGGGGGGATTTTAGCAGGAACTACAGTAGCTGATTTAAGAGGAAAAACTTATGACCAATTATTTAATGATTTATTATTTCCAACAGTTATGGCATATATACAAACTACAAATAATGCAACATTAAGTGGAATTAGTACCGCTACTTTAGAAGTTGGTTTACCAATGACACCATCTACAACTGGAATTTATAACCCTGGAGACATTAATAATGGAGATGAAACAAATGGACCGGATTTAACTGGTTCTGGAAATTACTATACATTTAAATTACCAAATGGAACTATTGATGGAACCTATGCTACTGCAGGAGATTCACAAGCTCATGTATTTAGTTCATATAATTTAATATTTGGTTCTAACATATGGGATGTATCAATTAGTTATGACGCTGGTACAGGAGCATATTATGATAATAAATCAAACGCTGGTACTAATTTAGATGCTTTAAGAGTAGCAGGTATAAAAACTGATAATTCGAGCACTGTGACAGCTAGAAGATACGCATGGAGAGGTACAGGATTACCAGTTCCAATAAATTCTACCCAGGTAAGAGCTTTATCATCAAAAAGTTTCTTGGGTGGATCAGATACCGGAACATTTGATATAACTATTGCTCCTTCAACACCTAATGTATACTTTTTCATTCCAATTGGAAAAACAGTATTAGTAAATTATGTTCAGTCATCTATGGCTGATGTTACTAGTTCATTTACGGCAGTTCCAATATCAGTAAATGATGCAGGTGCCGCAGCACAATCATATGAATCATGGACAGCAACTATCGGTGGTGGTGGATATCCAGGAACAGCAACTTATAGAGTTACAATTAGCTAAAAAAATATAAACAATAGACATGGCAGAATTTAATTTACCATTTGGTGTAAGAATAGCAAATAATGATCCAATAGACTATGATCGTTATATAGCAACAAATATAGCTACAAGAGATGCAATCCTAACGGTCGGCAGAGCCTATGAGGGGATACAGATTTATGTGGAATCAGACAAAACGCTTTACATCTTAACAGATGCAGTCGCGCCTGTTTGGGATGTGGTGGGATCTGATTCTTCAGCACTGGCTGATTTTAAAGAATACGTTGATGGATCGTTGGGAACCAGAGATGCTTCTATAGCTAATTTAGTTATTATAACTGATAATTTAGATACCTCAATTGGGGATTTAGATACGTTAACTCAGACTCATACAACAAATGTTGCTCAACTAGATGCTTCAATCGTTAGAATTGATGTATCACTAAATGATGCAATCGAAGCGGCAACATTGTTTCCAACATTCTCATATGTTGATGCTTCTCTTGAAGAAAGAGATACTTCAATAAGTAATTTGGAAATTAATAAACTCGATAATACTACAGATACATTTACTGGAATTCTAACTATTGATGGTTCATTAACAATTTCTAAAGATTTAACAATCGATGGCTCTGTTACTTATATAAATACCACTAATCTTGATGTTTCTGATAATATCATTTATATTAATACAGGAATGAGTGGAACTCCACCAGGAACAATGGTTTCTGGATTAAAAATTAATAGAGGAGATGCTTCCGATTATTACTTTATTTTCTCTGAAGCAGATGATACATTTAGAGTTGGATCTGAAACAAATGAGGGAAATTTACCAGGAAATACACAAGCTGTTGCAACTAGAGAAGATAATCCAACAACTAATGGAGTTCCCTATTGGAATAATATAAAAAATAGGTATGATACATCAATAGGACTTGTTTATAATGGCACTGGACAACTAAGCGTAGGAATTTCTAGAATCCTAGATTCCACTGGATCTACTGTCATAAAAAATGATAATAATACATTTATAACTGCAGGTGGAACAAATGCTTCATTAACTAGCCCCGGAACGGGGTCAAAGGGGTTCTTCGCAGGTAGTACTATATCCAGAGTTAGTAATACTCAAATAGCATTAGGTTCTTTTGCAGCAGGATCTACATACTTTACTATTTCAGATACTGGTGGGCAATCCAATATATTAGATATAAAAGGGTTTGGCGGTTCAACTACTTCGATATTTAAAATAGGAAAAACTGGGGAAGTATATTGCCCAAGTATTGGTGATGGATCGACCGGTCAAGTTCTTTATTACAATACATTAAATGGAAAAATTACATATGATACGATTAGTACAGGAAAAGACTATGATGCTTCAATCACAGCGTTATATTTAGAAAATAATATTCAAGATGCTTCAATTGAAAGAATAGATGCTTCATTAAATGATACAATTGAAGGAGCTACCTTATTCACATCATTCTCATATGTTGATGGTTCATTAGCAACAAGAGATGGGTCTATTAATTATCTTTTTAATAATGTATTACAACCTTTTGATAGCCTATCTGTAACTAATGACGGTTCAATAGGTGGAGCATTAAAAGTGGATTCATCTATTTATGCTAGTAATATCATAGAAAATGGAACTGGGGGAGTTACAATAGAAAAAATTAAGTTTGATAACCAAAGAATAACATTATCACCATTTTATACTACATACATACAGGCCGGATATTCTCTAGATACTTATGTAGATGGGACTAAAATATCTTCCCTTCAACCAGGAAATACAACATTCTATCATTCATCAGACGTGGGAACAAATGGTGGTATAGTTATTGAAAACTCGGCTGATAACCAACAAGGCCCAAAACTAGCACTTATTAAGAAAAGAACGGGGCAAACAGCTAGTGATGGTGATAGAATAGGAACTGTGGCGGCATTTTTCTATAATGATGCTGGTACACCAGAAGTGAAAGAAGGTGGGGGGATGTATCTAGATCTAGTAGATGTATGTACCGGAATAGAAGATACTCAATTATCATTTAAAAGAATAGAAAATGGAACCTTAACTACATATACTCTAGATGATTTAATTGAAGCATCATTAAGTACTCTAACAGATGTATCAATATCAGATGCATCAATATATGATACTCTTAATTATGACTCAGATACTTCAACTTGGATAAATGAACAAAGAGAATGGTACGTTGATTCAAGTTTAATACAAATAGTTAATGATGATTATGATGTACAATTAAACTCTATTAATGTTGAAGAAGATGCCGGAGAGGTATCACTTGTAGATATGGGGATTTCATCAGTTCCTGCAGTAAATACTATAGAATCATATTCCTTTGACATAGCAGGTAATCCGGTGGCTAAAATTTATGCAAAAGCTGATGGAGCGGGAGATGCTAGCATAACAGGATTTGTTGTAGAAGCAGATGCTCAATATATGGGTCCACCAGATTCTAATGGATCATGGAGATTTTACCCGGACACAGATGGTAGTTTAGTATTTGAAAGAAGAATTGCTGGCACATGGACATATAAAGGCGCGTTTGCAGGATAAAATAACAATTAAATTAATATCATGAGTGGAAAACTTAATATAAAACCAGGTTCTACAGGGGATGCAATTATAAATCCTTTAGGTATGGGAAGTATAATAATGTCAGGGAATATTCCTTATCCAAAATTTTATGACATTCATGATGCTTCAATCTGGACCAATAAAACTTCATGGGCAGATAATGGGCCGGCACGACTTAGTATTGTGGAAGATAAAGTATTATTAGCTAATTATTCTAGCAATTCTTCTAATGCTGATTTTCTATCTTTAGAACTTTCGGATGGTACTGAAAATTGGAAAAGTCTTTTAAGTTCCGGCGGGTATCCTACTTTTATTACAGCAGATAGTTCTATTGATAATTATTATTGGGGTGATGGGTATGCAGCCGGACAGGCAGGAAAAACTAATTCAGCGTTTGCACAGCAATGGAAAGTAAGTAAAACCGGTGATCAATTAAGAGAAAGAATAAATAAATCAGGGACTATGATTTATACCCTTGAAGGATATGGATCGACATCAGGATATCCAATACGTAAACTTAGAGCTTCAGATGGAGGAGAAGAATGGGCAGTTTCACTAGGAACTCTTGGTTCTTCATATATAGAATTAGATTTAGATGAGGAATATTTAATTGTGACAGGTAGAAGTTATATTGTAAGATTAGATGCAGATGGTTCAACAAATTGGACATATACTAATAGTAATGCGAATACTAGGTATAACAGACCAGCTATAGATAATGATAATGCTGTATATTCTACTAAATATGATGGTACTGCAGGTGTGCTTACAAATAAATTAATCAAACTTGATGGAACTAATGCTATGAATTTATTATGGTCAATTGATTTATCTACAAATTCTGCAGCAGATAATTATAATAGAGCTTTAGGATGTGTCATGGCCGATGACGGAAATGTATGGGTACAACTTAGGGTAGGTACTGCAAATTCAACGGCAACAGAATACATTAGAAAATATAGAGCTTCGGACGGTTTGTTTATGGAAAGTTATCAAATAACAACATTAGCATCCGGTTTATATATGCAATCATTTAAAGCTATAGAAGAAACAGATGATATAATCGCATCATTACACGATAGCACTCCATCTAATTACAATGAAGTAGGAAGATACCGATTGAAACCAAATAAAGATAATTTGATATGAGTTTTGGAACATTAGAAGAAAGAGAAACAAAAGTACTTAATATAATTCAAGTACATAAAGATTCCGAAATTCAGGATGAAAATGATTATGGATTATTAATGGAAAAATATGTGTATTATAATGATGTTGATATATTTAACTTATTTAAATTGTTCCAAGAATCATTAACACAATCATTTAATGATGGAGAATCTTATAACAGTGAAGATCTTTCAGATTTTTTAGCAATAAAAGAAGTTATGAGAATAAAATATCCTGAATTAGTTGAGCCTGATATTTATGTGGATGGAGTGCAATTAGATTAAAATAAATTGATTCTCAGTGGGCTTTCCCGAGTATAATAGATAAATATAAAAAATTAAAAAAGAAATAATAAAATATGTCACAAATTACGCCTTTTGTTAAACGAATGAGAACCCAGGGTGGAACTTTATATACATTTAGTTCTGCTGTTGAGGATATTGGCCTGAACATAAATGAGCGAAATAACATTGTTAAGATGTCTAATTTTGCTTTGCTTGATATTCCCGAAATTACAGCCCCTACTAATTTACAGCAAAATAGATTTAACCCATTTGCTATTAGTGGTGGATTGGAGAATTTTGAAGATTCTGCAAGTATTAAGGATGGTCGTGTTATTGTGGCTGAATCTTTTCAAAATTATGCTCTTAACTTAGAAACTTGGTTACTTTCAGAGGATGATTATAATCCTGCTTTATTAAGAACTGTTTCTGAAAGAGTGTTCTGGAAATGGATGAAGGAAACTGGTTCTGTTCGTTGGACTAAGGACGTTTCTAATAATGGATATTTTATCGAGGAAATTGACACAGATTCTTCTGTTGGTTATAACTCGGTTGTAAAATATGTTGGTGAAATTAGCGCCGGTTCTGTAAGAACTGATACTTTTGGAACATATAACGAGACATACGTTTTAGTTCCAACTTCACACGGCCAAACAAGGACTTATTTTAAACAAACTTTTGATGATAACTACTTCCCGAAAATGAAATTAGGAGAAGGTGGGATAAACATTAAAGGAAGAGAAAATTATACTAAACCTCATCCAGATGGATTAAGTATGATAGCGGATTATGATGTTCTTAATTCAAGTACTGTAGCAGGAACATATGACATGTTTGTTGATGTCCATGATGGATCTAGTTATCAACCTGGAACATGGTATACTGGTCAGGGACAATCGTTTGTTGATGAAAATTGGTATGCTACTGATTCATCTGCAATATTAGATGATCCAAGTACATATAATTACAATATTAAATATGACAATGGAGCTGATGAAATTGAATTCCAAAGATCTAATGTGGATGCTGTTGGGATTGAATATAATCTAAACAATCTTAAAAATATATTTGGAGATTCAACCCTTACATGGGATAAAATGGCGATCGAAGATTCTGTTGATGATGAATTCCAATTTAATGCTGTTCTTATTTATTATACAGTCTATAATAAAACATTAGACAAAGTATTAGCGACTAACTTATTAGGAGTTTTATTTTTAGATGCTGCCGCTGGTAATACATCAGGATTCCCCGAAATGGAAATCGCTATTCCTCAATTAACTAAATTACAAAGTACTGCAACAGGATTTGGTTCATCATACTCATTCAGAGTTAATATCAAATCTGATAATATGATTGATGATACTCAAGCGACTATCTTCGATGAGTCTACCTCATCTCAAACTGCACTTTATAACTGGACATCAGTTTTCGCTAATTTAGAAAAAACGTTAAGTATATTAAATCAACATACCGGTACAATAAATTATATCACTGAGCAATACATGGATATTTCAGGTATTCAAACTCAACAAGGAAATACTTTAACCGATGTTCAAAATCAAATAAATAGTATTGATAGTTATATTGGTGATGGAACACCTGGTTCATTAGCAATGTATGCAGAAGGAGATGATCCATTAATTGATTCATCTATTTATATGAATCTTGATGGGCCAAATGATTGGATTGGTGTTTTTACTCCAGATCCTTCATTTCCATTCCATGTTGATTCCAGTATGAAAGCTATGGATATTACTATCGAAAATGCTATAAGAGATACAAGTGGAAATATTCTTTTAGGATATGGTTCACCTTTACAAATTGGTTCATCTACTAATTACAGACAAGTAAATATTTATACAGGTGGAATAACACCAGGAATAACTGTTTATGATAACAATGCTGTTAATATTGATGGATCTGTTATAATTAATAATGGCTTAGATGTTTCCGGTAATGTAAGTATTAATGAATCTCTTATAATTACTGGTGATTTAGATGTTTCCGGAAATGTAAGTATGGAAGGAGCCGGTATACAAATTGATGGATATTTTAAAGAATCTTCAATAGGAACTGGACTTATATGGAATGCTGGATTATTAGATGTTTCTACTTCTGGAGGAGGAAGTGGAGGTATTACTACAATATCAACATTATCTCCTATAACTGGAGGAATAATTACATCTGATGGCTCAATAGGTATTGATCAAGCTACAACTAGTTCTGATGGTTATCTTACAAGTGCAAATTGGAATACCTTTAATAACAAACAAACTGATGTAACAGGATTAAGTCTCGGGGATCCATTATTAGCAACAGATTGGTTAATAGCGAGTAATGGGGGCACCGCAAATAGACAAGTAATTTCAGGCATAGGGCTTAGTAAATTTACTAATGATGAAGGTTGGACATCTAATGCTGGGACATTAACATCAATAGCGACAGGAAATGGATTAACAGGAGGACCTATAACAAATACAGGTACCATTACTATGGGTACTCCGGGAACATTAACTGGAAGTACTTCTAATTCTGTTTCTGCATCAAGTCATACTCATACAATAAATGATTTCACATCAACTGTTGGTGGTTTAGCTCCTGCATCTGGTGGAGGAACAACTAATTTCCTTAGAGCTGATGGTACTTGGCAACCAGCTGGTGGTGGAGGAAGTGGAACAGTAACTTCAGTTGGTTCCGGAAATGGAATGAATTTTACTACTATAAATTTATCGGGTCTTGTTTCAATGGCTACGCCATCTACCGTAACATCAACTTCTAGCAATAATGCAGGGACTGGTACGCATTCACATGCGCTTGGATTGATCAATACTGCTGATATCACAGTAGGGACTTTACCCGTAGCCAGAGGAGGAACAGGAGTTTCTTCTTTATCAGCTAATCATATTTTAAGAGGTGGATCATCGGTAACAACAAGTTCTGGTTTACAATATAATGGAAGCACATTAAGTGTAACTGGAGCTGCAACAGTTACTGGGGAAATCACCGGATTTTATTCTGATAAAAGATTAAAGACGGATATCTTACCTATTGAATCTCCATTAGATAAAATATCTCAAATTACTGGTATGACATATACGCCTAACGAATTAGCACCAAAATATAACGAAGATGAAGAAGATATAAGAAGAATAGGGGTTTTCGCGCAAGATGTTCAAAGTGTTTTACCAGAAGCAATAAGATTTGCCCCATTTGATAGAGATGAATTAGGAGAATCTATATCAGGTGAAGATTATTTAACAGTTAATTATGAGAATTTAGTTCCTCTATTATTAGAAGGTATTAAAGAATTAACTGATAGAGTTAAAGAACTTGAAGAAGTAATTAAAAATAAAGAATAAAATGGCGTTAGGAACTACAAATATATCCATATCAGCAGTAATGGCGCAAGCTGGACTTCCAGCACCTTCTACAGGTTCCAACATTACTTGGTCAACCTTAACCAGTTATAGTGGTATCAATAAGTGGGCTAGATTTGCACCGGGAGCTTTGGGTGTTGATTCAAATAGTGATACAGTTGTCACACCACCTGCTACTAATAAGAAAATTGGAGATTTTAGATTATATAATCACACGGCTAATGTACCATCTGCTTATGGAAGTAGTGGAACCAAAAATTATATTGGATCTGGATCTATTTCTAATTTGGTGGGGGTGGCGTTACCCGAGGCAATGAATATTTGGTCGTATGCTTTTCAAGCGGATACCTTTTATCATCGAATGTATAAATCTGCAGCGGATAGAATTACTGGAGCAAATCCAATTGCTGCATCCGGGACTGCTATTAAAAATTTAACATATTCTACTGTAACTCCACCATCTGGACATTCTCGAACATCTAATAAAGTGGCAGGAAGCACACAAATTGGAAATGCATTAACTGTTAATCCAGTTGTAGCTGGATTTTCAACTCCTAATCAAATAGTATATACCGATGTATGGCTAGGAGCCGCAGCAACAGGTGCCAGGAAAATGAATTTAGGAACTAGTAAAGCGGGAGCATACACTCAATTCACTGCTCACCAACAACAATTACCAAAAATCTCTGGATATTACAATAATATTACTGCTCCTTCCGGATATCAAAATGCAGTAATGATAATTGCTACTAGTAATACAGCCAATTGTACTAGTAATTCTCCGATTACTAGAAGTGTTGGAACAACTACAGTTACTTGTTATGTAAAAATATTTGCTCAATCTACTTCAGATTATCAAATGTATGTTTTACAAGTATCTTCGGCAGTTATAAATATCTCACAAGGTGGTTCAACACAATCTAAAACTGTTTCGAGTGGTTGGTATAATTATAGTCCACACTATCTTAATGAGACTTTAACTATCTCTGGTGGAAGTATGAGTTATGACGAAACATTTTCAGTTACAGTATCTAGCGTAGTTTTCCCTGGAACTCCAGGAAAAACGGCATGTTAAAGTTAAATATAAAACAATGGGAAACATAATAAAAGACATAGAAGATCAATTATCACAGCATCCAAGAATATTAGCCTTGATAGATCCATCAATTGGAATTTTTGATGCAGATAAATTAGAAAATACTAAATTTATAAATGTCGAAAAAGGATTAAAGGTAGTTGGAGATATTTATGATAGAGATGAAATAACTATAACAGTGACTGATGATTATGAACTTCTACCATTTATAATGGGAGATAGTATCATTACGGCTTTAAGTGAAATAGAGGATAGGACAAGAATATATGATCCTGGAGATATATCTACTTGGGCAGATATAAGAGCTGCAAAAGTATGGACTGGAAATATAACAGTAGAAGATGGATCAGTTTGGAATGGAACTGAATTAGTAGATGGTTCAATAAATGTTAAAGAATTCATAGATGGTTCTATATACATTCCAGTAGATACTTTATATATGATATGTTCAGATCCAGATGTAAGTTATGGATTTGATGGAGAAGAATATTTTCTTAAACAAAAATTCTATATCAGTAATAACTACGATAAATAAATATAAATAAAAGATACAAAATGGGAGATAAAATAAATTCATTTACTGAAACGGTTAATCAATTAGTTGAGCAAGTTAATATTGCTACCGAATTTGCTGTTAAAACAAATGAAAGTTTAACAACGCAGGAAGATACTGTTGATATGGAGATTGAATCATTTGATTTAGTAACAGGCGATCCATCTATGGTTACGTATTCAATACCATCATATAACACTATGATTAATAAGGTAAATAATGCAGTTGATACAGTAGATATATTCGTAAAAGGTCAGGGGAAAGTATTATTAAAGGATGGGACTTATAGAGAAGTTCTTACTATTCCAGTACCTGTTTCTCCGGAGGAGATTGTAGGTGTAGGAATTCCTTCCCAATTCAACGCAAAGAATAATTGGTTCTTCGAAGATATGATGTTTCCTCAATTAACTGTGTCTTTTGATCTTAAAAACAAAATAGATGACCGGTCAGATAGAATTTCTGTAAGAAGAGTTATTTTTGATAATTTTGATACTACTGAAACTCAATGGTTCTTAGATAATATTGTTGGAGAAGAATTAACATATTATGACACAATTACACTTTTGAATGAAAATAATAAAAAATATTGGCAAGATGATGAGGTTCTAGATCTTCCGTTATCAACTGAACCATTTACTGGATATTTCACAATTCTTGATAAAAGAACAATTGATAGTAAAGAATGGTATTATTTAGATACCCTAAATTATGGAATTCCTTCTGATGAACCAGTTGTAAAAAATCTTGAATTGGCTAAAGGTAATTTCCTAAGATTCAACAACTCTATTTATAAAGTTGATGAAATTGAAGTAACAGAAAAAAGAGTACATTTGATTGCGACAGTTGGATTTGATCATCCATCAGTAAGTTACAGTTTTGAAATATATAGTGCTCCGTTTAGTACTAAGATTGCAGATATTCCAATTGGATATGATGAATGCGATGTAATATTCATAAAAGGAGTTAATGATGACTATAATATTCTAGCTGATAATTGGGGAAATAGTATTTCATTTTATACTAATGATTTAATATTAGAAGATAATGTTTTAACATTAGAAGAGTATTATAATGAATATGTTAGTGATTTTGGAAAACAATTTCAAGGGCAAGCCAAGGAAAAATTTATTCCAGCTTTTTTTGGTGTTGTTCCAGACCCACCAACACCTGAGACACAAGCTTTTCAAGTAGTTCAAATCAATACTCAATTAAATGCTGCATTAGATAAAGATGAAGTTAAAAATGCTCAAACACAAATTGAAAGTACTAAGACTATTATTAATTCTCTTAAGAACACAATTTCTCAGCAAAAAGCTGAATTAGTTTCAATTACTGATACTGCTCAAAGAGAAGACTTAAATTCTAAAATTGCTAATAATGTTAGAGATTTATCAGAAAGAACAGTTGAATATCAATCTCTTGTTAGATCTTTATCTACGTTAGCATATGAAAGTGATGCAGTTAATGCTTCTCCAAAATATAGAGTAAGAGGATTCTTTGATATTCCTAATGGCAAAGCTAATAGTGTATATGAAAAACCACAAGATATAATTCAATTTGAAATAGCATATCGTTATTTAAAATTAGATAATACTGGCACTGATTTAAAAACTCTTACAAATACTGATCCTAGTACAGGTAAAGTAAAAAGAGGAGTATATAGCGATTGGACGATAGTTCCTTCATTAATTAAAGAAAGAGTTTATGATTCATCTTTAAATAGGTATGTATGGGAACAACCTAGTATAGCTGATGGAGATTGGGTGAATATCAATCAAGTGGATATCCCAATAAGAAAAGGAGAAAAGGTTGAATTTAAACTTAGATCTATTTCTGAAGCTGGGTGGCCGACTAACCCAAAGAAATCATTATATTCTGATACAGTGATAATTGATTTTCCACCAAACTTATCAGGTTCGGATCAAGTAACTAATATCTTAACTGATGCAGTTTCTGAAGAGAATCAAATAAAATTAGAAGAAACATTAAGCGCATCCGGAGTAACAACTCACTTATCTGATAGTATTCCAAATCCTAATACAGGAGATGGTACATACTTTAAACATCAAGCTGTTAATTTAGCATATGATCTTTCTAAAAAAGATGAAGGGGGAATTATTACCGAGACAAATACAACTGATTTACAAACTCAAATAGCTAATTTAGCACCAAATACTTATGTAACTTTAACAAATCCCGGTGGAGCAGTTTCATCAACGACTCCCCAATTAACAGGAACTCTTCAATTATTAATACAGGCGATGGTGAATACTACACCTGGAATATACGATGAGTTTGAAACATTAATTCCATAATAATTATGATAAAATATTTTGAAGATAATGTAGTTTTAACCTCTCAAAATCCAGAGGCATTTTTAGTAATGGAATTCGAAGGGGCAGATACCCCAGGTTATGTTGATCCATCTATTAATTTATCAGCTATTGATTTATATGTAAACGGATGGGATACAGAAACTATTTCTGCAGCTGATGGTTCTGCTGCAGTGTTATATGAAAGCGGGGTAAATGCAGTATTTCATTTATTCACAGATTCAGTAGAAGATTTTGATTATAATCTAACTTTTATTACACCTGATGGAAATATAGACGTTTCCATTTATAACAGGCCATTTTTACTAGATGAAAATGAATTTAATGCATTTGAAAACTTTTCTCCATTGGTTGATAATGAGGCTTCATATCTTTTATTAAGAACAAATCCTAAATATTCTGGAAATGTTAAATTAATGGTCGATGTTAGTGAAAATATGTTCTTAGATACCTTTAAAGTTTCTGATATTTTATCTAACAAAAAATATAGAAGACAAGCAGTATCTGGAAATAGTTTTTTATCTGGTGATATACGAAGAGTATTTTCAAGTTTACCATCTGGAGAAATTTTCAGAGTCGCAGCAATTGACACATTAAATATATCCAATCCCAAAACTGATTATTTTGATCAATACAACACAAGATATAATTACGGTGCAAGAATTTTAATAGATGAATTATATTCAGAAGAATATTCTATATTAGCTCCGTTATGGATAAATAATAAACTTCCCGATCATTTTGCAGTATTTAGATTAGATGGAAATTTTAATCAAGAAACTTATGATGGAGATTCTTTAAATGAATTAGCGCATAAATATATTACAAATGGCGAATTGATAGAAAGTTGGAACATGAAATCAAATGTACCACTAGGAACATATCTTAATAATCATTTAAGCGAATTGCTAAAAGTTGAATCTCCTGTAACTCTTTCATTAAATGAATATGACCCAAATACTTGGAATGGTATGACGGTTGATAAAGGAATTATTGCAGGAAGATCTGAGGTACCTTATTTCTTTAATAAAACTGCTCATAATTTTACTGATCTGAATGCCTTTGTTTCGCAAGGATTTGAAAGAAATAACTTATTATGTCCAAACTTATTAAATATTGAATTTGCCTTTAATGATTCAGATGTAAGTGCTTATACGATGCAAAGATATTTTGGTTTGTATCTTTCTGAAAATGAATTATATGAATTTTCATACTATAGTGATGAACCAGATTCAAGTATAAACATCATTTCACTAGATGGAAAAGATGTATTAAACTTTGCAGATTCTTCCGTATTTGATTCATCTACTGGTGTAGTAAATGAAACTTATGAAAATAGATTATTTGTATTAAATGATGGGGTAGAATTAGAAAGAATAACTTCTATAAGTCAGTTTAATGATACAAATGAATACATAGAAGAATATGTAAATAAATTAGGCAAAAATATTTTTAACACACCTATAATTAAGAAAGATCTAAATACTTTCATATCTTTAAAAATTAACAGCATTTTAAAACAAGGCGAACATTTAAGAGTTATAAACAAAACCCAAAACATTATATGGGAAGTTTATGGATCCGAAACAGAAGTATTAAATGTAGGTGAAGCTGGACCATATGTTTCTCATAATGAACCATCACTTGGTTATCCTAATCTTTATAGAACGTCTTTTTCTGTATTAGGAGATATAAGTGATCAAGCAGAATCTATTAGAAACGCATTCACAATGTTTTCTGATTATGAATTTGCTCCATTTAAAGTTGGATTTGCAAAAGAAGATGGATTAAGCTTAATACTTAATGATGCTGATGATGTCGATGAATATTTGTTCCAAAGATTAACTTCACAAATAGCCTATTCGATAGGAGATCCGGCTAGTTTATTTAACAATGCCTCTGCACCTGGAGATATAAGTTTCTTTGGGGTATTAACTCCAGATGCTTCAGACTTCACTAGAATCCCTTATGATGCATCTTATGGTCCTATTGATTTTGAATTATATGGTGATAGATTTTCTTTAATATTAGATATGATAAATTCAGATGAATATAATGTTTATTCATTTGATTCAACTATGGTAGAATTATTTACTGAAAATGTATTATATAATGCGATCGATGGGTGGAATAGATTAATTAATAATTGGGATATAAGCGCAGGAGTTTCACATCAATATCAATGGGTAGATGATCCAACTACTCAATATGAAAATTCCATAATTATAACTGATTATGAAATAGATATAGGTCAAGACAATATTTGGTGGGCGTATGACGTTTATCCATTATACGTATCTTTATTGGGAATTAATCCTGTTAAAGATTTAGATTTCACTGTATATGATTCATCAACGAATTCTATGGACTTCAAAAGTGATTATTGGAATGCTCATGATGGAGATGAGTTAACTTATCAAGAAACTATTGAGGTAGGAGAAACAAAAATTTT